TCTGCCGACCCTTGGTGGGACACCACTTGACCCCGATGCTAGTGACCCAAAAAATCGTAGCCAAACTCTCCAGATTAACCTGGCGAGTGGTGTGCGGTTGGATAGACTGCATCTCAAGAACTTAGACCTGGGCAAGGCTGGTCTGACCAATTCGCTACATGTGCAAGGCGTGACTGGCTCAACAGTGAGCGTTGGTTTGATAACGATACGGAACTCAGCGGCTCCAACGCTCGATTGGTCGCGTATAAATACAGGATGCCTTACTCTCGCAGGGAATGTAGATGGGCATACGTTAGCCGCCACACTGGACTCTACAATCTCAAATCTGGTGATCGACTCAGACCGGGGAGCAGGCACCTATGTCGCAGAAAATTCCACAGTTGACCGGATTATTATCAAGACGAACGGGCCTGCCACTATTGGTGAAATCCTCATTGATGATGTTGATGCCAGTGTGGGTGCTTGGAAGTGGGAAGGCATAAATGCTGGCTGCATCGTGATGGAAAATACGAATCAATTCGGGGACGGAAGTGGCATAAATTCAGCGAGCGCAGTATTTAACGATACAGTGAAGGCACGAGTCATAACTGATAACCTCGTCGACGTGCCTACAAATGTCAAATAGTTGGCCTCTATGAAAGATATGAGCAAGCTGCTGACCATCCTGCCTATACTCGTCCTGGCAATCGGCCTCATAGGCTGGACCTTGACGCTTAGAGCGGATGTCAGCACCACCACAAGTACGATCGCGGTCTTGCAAGAAGAGATGGCAGATATCCATGACCGCCTGGAAGCCCTGGAAGACACCATCAGCCTGGTCGAGAATGAGCAGCGGACCATTATGGCAGACCATATGGGCTTCTCTGATGTCTTGGATGAACTAGGCAAAGCCGGCCTACTACCAGCAGGAGAACGCCGGGAATATGGGAACTATGGGAAATAATGCCAGCTAAAGAAACACAGGTTTCACCACGGCAGCTGGCAGCGCAGGACCGGCAGAAGAAAGCCCTGGAGATGCGCCTTGGTGGCACTTCATGGTCCAAGATTGCCAAGAAACTCGGCTACGCAAGCCACGCTGGCGCGATCAACGCCGTTCACACTATCCTCTCACGCACAGACTACGAAGAGGCAAAGGACTTCCGGTCGCTGACACTAGAACGGCTGACACGCATCATGTCCGTCTACTGGCCTGGAATGCTAGATGGTGATGTCTCATGCGCTAAAGTGTGCCTACAGACCATCAAGGACATGAGAGATGTCACAGGCATCGATACGCCGGCAAGAGTAGAACATAGCGGACCAGAGGGAAGTCCTATTCAACATCAGGTGGTGACACTAGCCGTTGGAGACATTACAGAGGCACTCAACGCCCTTCGAGATGCTGGGGCCGTCCGGGTGGAAACAAATGGACACTCTGACGCTGCCTTGGACCAGCTATATCCCGCACCAGCCGACCGCTAAACAGTTAGCCTTCCTTCTCCTGGAGAACTCTGAGGCTCTATACGGTGGAGCGGCCGGCGGTGGGAAGTCTGATGCCTTGCTCATGGCTGCGCTCCAGTATGTCGATCAGCCTGACTACGCCGCACTCCTACTACGCCGGTCCTACACAGACCTGGCACTTCCCGGCGCCTTGATGGATCGCGCCAAGGCGTGGCTCATGCCTACCGACGCTCAATGGCGCGAGGCTACCAAGACCTGGACCTTCCCAAGCGGCGCGACACTCACCTTCGGTTACCTGGAACACACTGGTGACGAGTACAGATACCAGTCCACAGAGTTCCAGATGATAGGCTTTGATGAGCTGACCCAGTTCGATGAGAACCACTACAGGTACATGTTCTCTCGTCTCAGGCGTAGAAAGGACGGCTCGGCGCCGCTGCGGATGCGGTCAGCTAGTAACCCAGGCGGCATAGGCCATGAATGGGTCAGGTCCAGGTTCTTAGATACCACGCCTGATGAGGCCGGCCGTGTATTCATATCTGCTAGGCTCCCGGACAATCCTTACCTCGATCAAGAAGCCTACATCCAGTCCCTAGAGCAGCTTGACCCGGTCACCCGGCGCCAACTCCTGCAAGGCGACTGGTCAGCCAGGCAGCCAGGCAACCTCTTCCAGCGTGAGTGGTTCCCGGTTGTGGAGGACGTGCCTGTATTCATCAACCGGTCCGTGCGCTATTGGGACCTTGCTGCCACGCCTAAAAGACCAGGCACAGACCCGGACTGGACGGCCGGCGTGAGGATAGATTACGCCTCAGACGGCCTCTTCTATGTGGTCGATGTGCAGCGGATGCGTGGGACCCCGGCTGAAGTCGAGAGGCGGATCGCGCAAACGGCAGCGGTGGACACCGGGTCGACACAGATAATCATAGAGCAGGAGCCTGGAGCGTCCGGCGTGAACACCATCTACAACTATGTCAGCAGAGTTCTCCCGGAGTACACCGTTCGAGGCCAGAGAGCCACAGGAAGCAAGCTAGAACGTGCCGGTCCGACGAGCAGCCAGGCAGAGGTAGGCAACATCCGCCTTCTCAGAGGACCTTGGGTGTCGACCTTCTTGGATGAGATCGAGGCTTTCCCGTTTGGAGGCCATGATGACCAGGTGGATGCGTTCTCAGGCTCCATGATGCGGCTCCGGACCGGGCATAGCTTTGAGCCGGTGGTACATCATCTGGTAGGCGCACGGCGTATCCGGCCAGAGGACAACCCTCTTGGCCTCGATCCAGACAATCCTATCTATTGGGATAAGTAGCATGAGGGGCCAAAGGCCCTACCTCACTGGCGACCAGTTGTTGCAGGCTGGTTAGCACAATCGCCGCCTTCTCAGGGGCGGCAGGTTCACGCCGCTGGCAGACCGGTTATAGTCTGCCGATATTCATGCGGGAACTTTAGGAGCAGAGATGGTATTACGAGCAACCGGCCTCAACCCGGCCACCGAGGCTCTGATGCAATGGATTCAGCAGCAAGCTGACGACCGGAGAGACGATTATGAGCTTGCCAGGCGTTATTACGGCGGTGAGCATGACACGGCTATCACGGACCGGCTGAAGAAGTTCCTACCGCCACGCCTAGCCTTCCGGGACAACTTCATGAACGTGGTAGTGGATTCTTTGTCAGAGCGGCTGAAGGTGATTGGCTTCAACTCTGAGGATGAGGACTTCGCGGAGTGGGCGTGGAACCTGTGGCAGCAAAACAGGATGGATTACACCCAGGTTGTGGTCCACACGGAAGCGGTCATGCTTGGTGATAGCTACATCCTCTGCGACTGGGACCAGGAGACTGAGCGGCCGAGATGGACGCACCAGATGCCTGAGATGATTCTCCCTCACTACAATGAGACTAACCGTCAGATCGACTGGGTGTCCAAGAAGTGGATATCTCATCCGCACATTGGAGAAGAGCCTGAGACACGTCTGAACCTCTACTACCCGGACAGAGTGGAGAAGTACCGGGCCAGAGGTGGAATCTGGGCGCGTTACCAGGATGAGATGGATGAGGAATGGCCTGTGCCTTGGCTCGATCGTGCCGGCGCACCACTAGGCATACCGCTCATCCACTTCCGCAACCGGCCTATGGGTAATGACTTCGGACAGTCTGAGATTATCAACGTCATCCCGATGCAGGACCTGCTGAACAAGACTCTGATCGACCTCACCATGATTCTGGACACGCTGGCCTTTCCGCAGCGGTACACATTGAACGTGAACCACAACTCTTCCAGGCTGGAAATCATGCCGGGGTCCGTAGCTGAGTTCCACTCGGAATATGACGGCGGGTCGGTCGGCCAGTGGCAGGCTGCCACCGTAGATGGACCTCTGAAGGCGATCGAGAGCCTGGTTCAGCATATTGCCGGCACTACCAGGACACCGCAGCACCTATTCCAGATTATGGGTGGTGCGCCCTCTGGTGAGGCTCTGAAGACCGCTGAGTCCGGTCTGGTGAATAAGGTCCAGCAGCGGATGATTAACTACGGCAACGCTTGGGAAGATTGCCTGACTATGGCTTTGAAGATTCAAGCCGCCTTCGGTTCCGCGATCACCGTCATGGAAGACGCTCTCCTCGAGACTACCTGGGATGACCCGGAGACACGAAATGAGCAGTCACACATGGAAGCACTGAGGATTAAGTCAGAACTAGGCGTGAGTAAGCACCAGATATGGCGTGAGCTGGGGTACAGCCAGGAGCAGATAGACCAGATGGATGAAGACGGCGTGAGTGAGTCTGCCCAACAGACCAACATCGGCGCCGAGATCCTCCGCAACTTCAACGCTGGTGAGGTTTAATGTCTGGACCTTCTGACGTGCAGGAGAAGATTGTCACGTTAACCACTCCTCGATCATTGATAGAGGATATAGCCACAAGACGGCAGCACCATATAAGACCATCAAAGATTCTCAACCATAAACGCTCTCAGGACACTGAT